CTTTACGGCAAACTCTAGGATAAAAATTGCGGCTAAAGAAGAAGTTCTTACTTTCAATTCAAGAATAAAAACTGATGCAAAAACAATAACGTTTACATTCAAATCAAGAATAAAAAAATTGAGCTCTGCAACTTACACTCTAAATTCACGAGTAAAGAAAGATGCAAAACAGGCTACATTTACTTTCGATTCCAGAATTAAGAAATTAAAATCTACTACATTTACTGCAAAAGCTAGAATAAAAATAACTGGCTATACTCGCACCTTTACCTTCAAATCCAGAATTTATATATTATCTATTCAGAAAACATTTACTTTTGATTCTCGCCTTAAAAAAGCAAAAACAAAAACGTTTACTTTTAAGGCAAGGATAAATAAATCCAGCACGAAAACCTTCACCTTCAAATCCAGAATAAAGAAGCATCTCACGAAAACTTTCACTGCTAATTCAAGAATTAAGATACACGCAGATTCGGAATTATTCACTTTCAACTGCAGATTAGAAAGGACAGACATGTTTTCGGAGTTTACATTTAATTCAAACATTCTTACCCCGAACATGTATCTTGTCTTTACTTTCAATGCAAATATCTATGCGACTACATCAAAAACATTCACCAAAAATGCGAGGATAAAATTACATGCAGTAAAACCGACATTTACACTAAGCTCTGACATCAAAGCAGTGCAATACTATGTGACCGATGTCCGCGCAGTGATCTCGGCTGCGAAACAGAAGAATATGACGCTCAACGGAAGAATTCTAAAACATATCAAATCAACGTTCACTCTCAAATCTAGAATAAATAAAACAAGCTTGAGTACATTCTCATTTAATTCAAGAGTTAAAACAGATGCGTCGGCAACAACGTTTACTTTTGAAGGGAGAATTTTCGCAGTATTGAAACAGACGTTTACTCTAGACGCAGACATAAAATCTGCATCTAGTAAAGTTTTCACGTTAAATTCAAGAATATACGGAACACTATCGAGCGTATTTTATTTAAATTCCTCAATTCATTTGTCGGGTACATGGTTTGCGTATTTCAACGCGAGTGTACTTATGATAAAGACGCAAACATTCACATTTAATTCTCTGATAATTCGAAGACGCACTCCTGGATTTACTTTGAATGCTAAGATTCTACTAGAGCAACCGAAATTCTCCAATTTGACGGCAGGAGTGCATGGAGTAGAACATCTTAAAAGAGGTGGCCCGAAGATAAGTGCATCTGTATTGCATCCTCGGGATATATCGACGAAAATAGGGTGATGTTATGGCATATGTAAGAATTATATGGGACAAACCAGAATCAACCGATCCTTGGACTATTCAGAAAGTAGAGCGTTCTACTACCGGAGAATCCGGAGTATTCACCGAAATCGCATCGGTCGCATCCGGAGCAGGAAACTACGTTGACCAGAGCGGTTCGAGTACATATTATTATCGCACTCGTTTTTATGATCCGAACACCGGGACTTACGACGATTATACAAATCCAATTCAGGGAGGAGACGCCATCGGTTATCTCACTCTTGAGGAAGCGCGCAGGCAGGGAAAATTCACAGTGTCGGAATTTGATGATCCGACTCTGCAAGATTACATCAATCAGGCGACATTGCGAGTGGACGAAATTACCGGGCGTACATGGCAGGGGGTAATGACTGTTTCAAACGAAACATATGATGGAAGTGGTTCAAATGTTCTTCAACTCCCCCATACCGACATAACCGCAATAACCGCGCTTTCTATTGCGAACGGAACTTCGACTCCGACAGTTGTAACTCCGTCGAAAGTAATAATGTATCCTTCCGGGTTCATTGTTCTTGATACATGGCAACATGCTGATCTAGAAGCGACATCTTTCCCAAAGGGTTATAAGAACATCACCATCTCTTACACATATGGAATAGAAAGTCCTACCGATTCCATAAAGGAGTTGGCATACCTAATATTGGTTCAGAAAATTAGATATGATCCGTCTATGCAGGAAATGATCGACAGGAAAATTCAGTCTCTAAAATACAAGGGGCTGCAGCTAGTATAAGAGTGCGGGTCCGAGCTAAGCCGGAACCAAAGACCTCATAAGGGGTGGCTCTATGACAACAGTAACGACGAAAAGCACAATAGGCACCACTGCGTATGTTTTGCCTATTCTCACATATGACAACGCTCCAGACGTAGGGCAGACTCTTCTTTGGAATATTTTACGTTCAGATCCGACTCTTGGCGGGGGATCGGTTCTCACTCGTAAGCTCAATGTGCTTGACAAAAAACCTGAGGAAATAAGCTCGGGCACCGGCTATCCCTATCTTATTGTTCCGATTCCAAGAATTAGTGAAGAATTCGCAACTTTCGTGAAAAAGATTCTTGAGATAGAATACGGATGCGAACTCTACGCACTTCAAACGAAACCGCAAAGAGAGATGATTGCCGCGATTAGAAAGTGCATTAGATCAAACATAAGCCTATTTGGGACATTTAGATTAGAGGAAGCGATTGTTGATAGTGATTGGGAGGAATACCCCCTAAAAGATGGCAAAATGGCTTACAAATCAAACATTCCCATACGCTTTGTGAGCTTGGTGAATTCTATTGATGGTGGCTAAATGGCTGTAAGAATCAAACTTTATGGACTAAAAGAAACCCGCCGCAATTTCAGGCGACTTCACCAGAAGGTTCGTAATATTGACAATGGGCCATTTGCAACAAGAATGGCGCAATATGCCAGAGATCGCTTGGAAGAAACTCGTGAAGGATGGCCAAATTTCAGAAATTTGCAGCATATCACGTTTGATGTTAAAGCAAAGAAGCAGGCAAATGGGGCAACAGTTCAGTTAGAAGCAAGCGCTATAGGAAAAGGAGGGTTTGATTACACCCAAATTCAGGAAGAAGGCTATCCGCGCTCGAGAAGATCAAAGTCTGGAGAACATATGCGTTTTATGACTCCGCGAGGTTCGTGGGTGTCGAAAAAAGTGGTGAAAGCAATACCAGCCAAGAGATTTATGGAAAAAACCGCTCTCTGGGCAGAAACAGAATATCCTCGGTATATCGAAAGAAAGGTGGCTGAGGCGATACAGCAATCTATGAAAAAAACCCGAGGTTGATAAATATGGCAGAAGCAACATGGTACGCAAGACACGCATATTTGCAAGTGGCAGATACACTCGCAACTGTAGATCCCACAAAAAATCTTTCCGGAGCAACTCAAGGAGTAGTCGCCGGGCAGACATTTACAAATTCGGTGGAATCGAGAACTCTTGTAGAGAACGTTGAGATAAGTGAAGGAGATATGGATATCGAACCTCTCAACACTCTCGGAAACACACAAAAGGCAAACGAGAAACGCCCGACAATGTACACAGTAACTATGGATATGGTATTCTCTGATATATCTCGTTGTTTTGGAAAAAGACTTATGGGAACAGAGATCACCGGAGCTTCTGGATATACAAGGTATCAGGGAGGAGAAAAGGCAACGACTGCAACTCACCGCGCGAAGTGTTTAGTCGCGCTACAAGTAATGGACGGCACAAACTTTGACAACGCTCTTCTGAATAATGCTTGGGTGACAAAAATTGAACGCAAAAATGGAGCAGAAGATTATGGAAAATGCACTGTAACTGCGAAATGTCTTGCGCAAGATTACTATGAAGAATTTAATGGATATTAGGTGAATCTATGAGTCCAGATGAAGTAAAACTTGGAGAGAAAGAATTGCTCTACTCACGTCAACGGATGGACTTGACAATTAAAGAGTGCCCACCTGAAATAGCGCAAGCGTTCTTTGTTTTTGCAAGAACAAAATGGCACGGAAAGCAATGGGTCGCTTTGCAAGATTTAATTCAAATCGCCAAACAACAAGAAATTTTATTGGATATATCAAATAGACTTTCTGGCGTAGAAAAAGTCTTGGAAAACCATGACTTGATTTTATCTCACGTTCATCTGGAAATAACGGATGATGATAAAAAACCGGGGAAAAAAGAAGAAAGAAAGCCGGTAGTATTTGGTGATTCGGATGAGTAAATTTGACAGATATGACGGATTGGTAAAATTTGATTACGACGGAGATTCATATGTGATTCCCTTCACTGTAGAAGATGCGAAGGAATTTGCAAAAATGTCGGAAGATTTTAAGCGTACCCGAAAATCAGATCCGGATTTTCTTCCAATGTTTTATCTCAAAATTCTCATGAAGGCATATCCTCAAGAACAAGCAGAGAAAATAAATAATTTCCTAAGCACGAATCTTTATTCGTTTCATAAACAATTTATGATTGCATCCGGACTTACAACGAAAGAGAGAGTAGATGCAATGGAAGCAAAAATGGAAGAAAATTTTATGAAGCTCGCGGAGACGGAAAACTCACCCGCGAGCAATTTAGGGAAAGGAACGGTATGATTCCGGGCGGAACAGATGATTTGGAAAAATTCATGGACGATGTTTTCTGTGTATGGAAAGAATTCCATATTCAGACTTACGAGTACATGATGAATATGCCATTCACAAGATTTGATGAAATGAGAAAATTTGTAATCAAGGCAAACAAACCTCCGAGATGAAATTTATGTTTGGGCAAAAACAAAGTGTTCTGGTAGAAATAGAATATGCTGTAAAGAGCCAGGCAGCCGAGGCAGAAATGGACAGACTCGCAAGAAAAGCGGGCTTTGGAGGAGTAACAAGCGGGGGAAGAATAAAAGATACTCAAGGCAGATTTGTAAATAAAAAGCAAGCTATGGAAAAGATAGAGCAGGTAAAATTAGCGGAAGTAAAGGACAAAGCTCAGAAAAAACAGATGAAAGGCGCGTATGGTTTGTTGGGCGCGATGTTTCTAATGGCGGCAGTGTCAAACACAATTCTCTCTGCCATGCAAGGAGCAGCAGATGCGGTCGGAATATTTGAAATCATGAGCACGATTCTTCTGTTTCTTTTCCTTCCAGCAATGCTCGCATTACTTCCGATATTTTTAGCAATGCTTAGATTTGTTCTTGCTATTCCTGCTCCGATTCGGGAATTGATTGGGTTGGGTTTATTGCTATTTGCAGTTCTTTTAATAGCTCTTGGGGCATTGGTTTCGGTGGTTCTTGCCATAGTTGGATTAGTCGGGGCATTTGGAGTTTCTCTTCCAATAGACGTTATTCTTGGAGCGGTCGCCGCGTTAGTTCTTCTGGTTGCTGCAATCGCGGCTCTTGGTGCTGTAGTTATTTCTAATGCAGATTATATTGGAAAAATGGCAAATCTTGCTATTACGGATCCAGTTGCGGCAGTAACTACAGGTGGCTCTGATCTTATTTCTGCTACCTCTAAAGCATTTGAAACTGGAAATCAGTTTACTCCTCTCGGGATGCTAATGAAAATGTTTTCGGGAGGGAGCAATTCTTCAAGCAATTCGACTACAAATATTTACAATCCTAGAGAATCCAATCAGCCGGTGACATATAATACTGCAGGAGGGTAATTTTATGACGTTTTTAAAACATGGCGATGGAGTATCATACGCAACTTGTTTGATAATAGGAAAACCGGCAGGTTCTTCAAATCATTATATTGTGGAAATACATCCAACACGTTTCAAGCCGGTATATAAAAATCCTGTTATCAATATCCAAATCGCAGACGTTCAGAATACTACTGCAGTTTCAACGGCAATGATAAATCTTAGAAGGGTGGCGATAGGAGTCAAAATAACCGGATGGGTGTACAATACCGTTCAGTCGGGTACATTATCATTTGCCACGAATAGCATAGTAAGTGATCATTGCTACATAGAAACAGACACAATAAAAATATTTGACACAACTACTGGAGCATTAACTCTACCTACTGGAACCGATCTAACTTTGACGCAGAAAACTCGCGCTTTAGAAAAAAAATGGATGTTGGAGCAACTCGCGTATTCCGGGGCAACGAATGGAAAAGCACACACGCTCCAATGGAGAGGAATATGCGATCCTACGAAAACAGATTACACTAAAAACTTCTATCATCAAAAAATGTCAATAACGAGTTGTGAATTTGACGACGACGCGGGCACCGAGCATACTGTATTAGATAGCGCATCAAGTCCTACTGTTATGGACGTGGATAAACTAGGAGTGTCGATTGAATTGATATGGGGAGATCCCGAAGCGTGATTCTATGCCTAAAAATAGATATGTTCTCGCATTCTATGGAACTTTGTCTGCAGAATTCAGCGACAATATTCTTGAAATAAAATGCCAGGATAATATTACCAAACCCGCAACTCTTTACGCTACTCTTACAGGAATAGAACAAGGAGATGATTGGAGCGCGATTCAAGAAGGAGCTTTAGTTTGTCTTCGTTATTATGATTCTGCCGGGGTAGGTTCTGCTGATTTTGCATTCTACGGAAGAGTAACCCATCTTGAAAAGATTACGCAAAAATCCATGAAAATAGAAGCGCAGGATATGTCGATAGATTTGCAGCGCACTCCTCTTTCTTCAAGTGATCTCGGAGACAGATTTCATTTCTCACGAGAAAATAATACAATACTGCAGATAGTTTCTGCATTGAACAGTTATGGATTAGATGGGGCAACTGCAATCACGACTCCGGGAACAATCGACAATACAATAGACGGAGTGGATGGAGCGCTTGTTCCTAAATTTGAAGTTTTCTTTTATGATAGACTTTCTGCGTTGCAATCTCTTGCTTCTCAAACAAAGCACGATCTTTGGTTTGGAGCAGATGGAAAAATGAATTTTACTCTTCGCTCTAGTAGAGGAAAAACTGTACAGGATTCTGGTGTTAGCACATCAACATCAACCAATACTCTGACAGACACTTCAAAAACATGGACAACAAACCAGTGGGTGGGGTTTGTATTGAGAGATAGTTCTGCGATGGATTTTATGATCGTGTCAAATACTTCAAACGCCTTAACTCTTTCCGGAACTCCTGCGGGCGGAGCTTATGCGATTACTCGCGGTTATTTCGGAACAGGAGCAAATAAAAATGCTGCATACGCTGGCAGTACCTACAATGGAGAAAATATATGGAATGCTGTAAGAGTTTCCGGGGCCAACGGAGTTTCCGCATTCTATACGGATATAAGCACTAAGGTTGCATATACCGCAGTCTCGGACACTCGTCTCACTAAAGTATTTGATTCGCATTCGGATAACACAATCTATTTAGAATCTACCGACGGTGTTCCAGATTCTCCCGGGTTAATTCTAATCACAGACGGTACGCCGAATTTCTTAGGAGGAACCGCATTCACAATCTCAAAATCTCACGGATTCTTTTATTATGCAGGAGTCACCGGAAATACACTCACCGGAGTAAAAGCAACTGGAAATCCTTGCATCGAATTGTCAAATCTTGGAGGAGCGAAGTATCAACCCGAAAGAGCGGCAATCTATTTCATGAATAAACTTAGAGCTGATACGACAACCGGATTCGCAAATAGTGGAAATTTGCTCATCGGCTCGGAAGTTATACAATACGGAAGTAAAGACAGCGCAGGTTTTAACCTCGGAGATGTTGGAACTGGAATTCTTTCTGGCACAACATTTACCGATTCCACTAAGTCGTGGACTCCAGGCGGATGGGTGGGGTATTCTTTAGTGACCTCTCAAACTATTTCAAATACAGCGTGCGCAAAAATAATAGGGAATACTGCAACAAGTCTTACATTATCAACTTCATCTTTTCAGACGAGCGGAAAATACATAATCATTCCAAGTTTTACAAATTCCCTAGGATATCAAACTCCAATTTATGGTAGGAGTCCGGCAATTCAAACCACTTCTACTGCAACATTAAATCCTAGTGATACTGTTTTGTATGTGACTTCTACCGCCGGTTTTTCTTCGGCTGGGTATCTCCAGCTGTACAACAATACCGGTACGGTTCAGATTGTGCAATACACGGCTATAACTGATGATCATACTTTCAATCTTGTATTAGGAGACGGGAACGGGCAAGGAGCACTAGGAACAAAGGCAACGCAGTGTTCGAACGGAATAGTTGTCAGGCAATTATTTTCTTCGAACATCCACCCGAAAGGAGTGCGAGTCCAACAATATCCTTCCGGGGGAACCCCAGAAACTGGTTCTTCTGTACAGAAACATGGAAAGAGATCATATACTGTTTTGCTTACGCACGCTGTAAATATCGAAACTGCTGAATTATTGGCGAGTAGAATATTGATGAATCACCGGTTTGGAGACCTATACAATAGTTTTGTGACGTACACGCCAAAGGACTTCAATAATTTTGTCATGGGGGATTATTTAGAGATTACTGATAGGACTCTCAACTTGAATGCTTATAGCGATTATCTTTCTCAAAAAGAATTTTACACAAATACAAGTACTGGAGAATTTTATATAAAATTCTGGATTGGGAATCCCCCCAGATCTGACTTGCAGAAGATGATCGATCTTGTTCTGAAACAGAATGGAGGAAGTGCGCAATCAAATGATACCTATGTCACGAGAGATACTCCGGCGTCTATGTTTAGAGAATTATGTGGAGCTCCATCCGCGAAGTTCATGGGAATTGGAGCAGATTTCACAAATTCTGGTGGGAATGGGTATGTTTTGACAAATAATTTATGGATTGAACCGTATTCCGAAAATGGCCCAACCGTTCAAACAACTCCGTTTTGGTGCTATTCCGTGGTAATTGACGAGAACAATGTTTTTGCTCCATATAATTCTTCTACTGCTCCAACTGGAAGAACAGGGGGGATATATTACGACACATCTTCAAACGCAATGAAATATTACAACGGCACTTCATGGGTAGATTTCGGGGGAGCCGGAAGCTCTTTATGGACGCAAGGAAGTGGATTTATTTATCCGACGATTAATCAAGATGTCTGCCCAAATACGGACTCAAATGCTAATCTAGGTTCATCTGCAAAAACTTGGTACAATGTCTTTGCAGATAATATTAGCACAAGCTACATTAACATGCGAGCTACCGGAGGCACAGTTTTTGAAGCATTCTCTCCAACTTCGTCCACTTCGAACATAACAGCGAGCACAAGCATAACTCCGAAATATAATGCGACATATAATCTCGGGGATCTTACTTACAGATGGACCGCAGTTTATGCGTACTCTGGGTATTTTGGTTCCAGTTATGCGTATGGGATGTTGTACGCAGCAAGTTCATATAATGTGGAATTGCTCGCACAAGGAAGTTCCACAAACATTTCTGTATCAATAACTGCAAAAGGAAGCGGGACAATTTATCTGAACGGGTTCGTTTACACAACATCCCGGATCCAAACAACATCGGGAATTTACATCGGAGGTGGAACAACTGGAGATTTATTCGACGATTCTTCAAACGGTTCTTCTTCTTATACTCATTACATCGGAAACAGATCTATTGACACATCTGCATCAGACGAAAGAATGAAGAAAAATATTGAAGAGAGTAAAGAGGACGTTTTCAAAGTTCTAAACAAAATGCGTGTGGTAGATTTTGAATGGAAAGACGAGGAAACTCCTACGGGAAAACACGTCGGTCTAATTGCGCAAGAAGTGGATTCTTATCTTCCACAGGTTGTGAGGAAACCTTCAAAGCCAGAAGAGATAGGTTGGGCTGTAGAATATCACCATATAGTTCCATATTTAATAATGGCAGTTAAAGAGCTAAAGAAAGAAAATGATGATTTGAAGAAAAAGATTAATGAAATAGAGTGCAAGTTATAAACTTTGCTTAGAGGATAGTATTATGGCATTTTTGGAAGATTTTGCAGGAAGATTTGGATTTTACAGAAAAGATTTAAAATGCCCGTCCGATCTGAAAATAGTTTCGGATAAACTCTCTGCGGCAAATGTTCTTTTGGCCCAATTACAAGACACCGAAGATGGAAAAACAAAAACAATTACAGATCAGAATGCAAAAATCACCGAGCAAGACGCAAAATTGATTCTGTTCTCGGAAGAAGTAATTTCTCTCGAGAAAGAGATTGAAGGTCTGCGCGCAAAACTTTCTCTCTACGAAGAACCAGAAACTCGCGTGCCGGACTTTTTAGATGAATCTAAACCGGCGTATAGACCAACGATGCAGTATCTCGATGAAAAAGGAAAATTAAATTCAGTTCAGATCACAACTCCGCAGGACATTTATCCTCTTTGGGGGTTTGCTCTGAATATTGTGATTGCGAATCAATGGAATAAACTATCCGAATACAAAGCTTTGATGGCGATGTGGAATTTTGTTGTACTCAAGAAAAATCTTGAATATATCAGCGATTACGGGGATAATTGGGCGCCGGCAGTTCTGACATATTATAGGAAAAAGGGAGATTGTGAGGACGGGGTATTGCTGTTTATGGCTCTAATTAGAGCATACTGCGCATTAGTTCCAAATTCCAATCTCTCCGCGCGAGCGTTTAACGCAGTAGGAGACTGCTCTTTTGGATATCATTCTTTTCCAATAATAGAAATTACCGAGGAAAACTGCGTTGAAGCCGGAGTAAGCTCGGATAAGGCAGGCTTCTGCATATTTGAAACAACTCTGGATTACGAACAAACGTCCCCGGCGATTCTCAAAGGTTCAAAATCGTATTTTATAGACGAGGGCGGGCTTCAAAATTGGAAGTTTTCCGGGCAGATAAAGAGCAGTTATTCGGATATGTTTAATCTCTCAATTTCGTCCAAAGCTCCCGGGGCTAGTATAAAACAGCTAGATAAATCAAAAGACAAGCATAAAAGAATTAGGGATAATTGGAAAAATGGGGTTGAAAAACTATGAATAGACAAGAGTTTGAATCTGCAATAAAAAATCCAATAGTCACTCCAATCACTTCTGTAATTACGAGCGCAAACTTTCAGGATGCGTATTCCCCGGAAGACATGATAAAATATCTGACCGGAGCAAACAATTCTCTAGTTGTCAGAAAAAAATCGGCTGGATTGAACACGTCAATATATTGGACTTTCACTCATAATAATGGGTATATTCAATGCACAATTACAGATGTGGCAACATATAACGAAATATTTGAAACGGGTGAAAATATGAATTTTTTGGAAAGTATCACGGCGTGGTTTGACGAGCATCAAAAAGTCAGGGTATTTGTAAAGATGGGAGTTATTTCCGCCCTAGGTTTTTTCGTTGCAGAATCGAACGAAATAACCGCATTACTTCCGGATAATTTGCAGGCGTTTGCAGGTCCGTTGATCACCGGACTGTTCGGGATGCTTTTATTGCACGCGCAGCAAACAACAAAATGGCCAATAGTTGGTGCAAAAGTATGCAAAAAAAATCGGTGAAATTGATGGGCACAACGCTTGGGGAGTTGCAACGGTCATTCGATGGAATAGAAAAAAAACTCAATACAATAGAAGAAAAATTAGACAAATCTCTTGAAACACAAGCAAGACACGATGAACGAATAATTTCCCTTGGGAACCGAATGGATTCTGTGGATGGCAAAGACGGGGCAATTTCTACTTTGCGCGGTCAAATACAAGCGTGGGACATAAAGATTATGGGGGCGCTTGCATTTGCCGTAGTTGCACTTTTAGGAGCTATCTGGCAGTTCATTCTTGGGGGAAACAAATGAGCACGGTGCAACATCCAGCAATCATTATTCCGCCGGTCGCATTTGTTAGAGGAACCTGCTTAGCTACGGAGGATCAGAAAAAGAGGTGCGTATTCTTTTCTATTAGCACACACAATTTAGAGAGAAGATGCAACTGGACTTCTTTTGATAAAGAAAAACCATCCTGCGAAGAAAAGCTTAGATAGTCGTCTTTATCCAATGAGCTGGCTCAAATTTTTTGTTTTTTCCTCTCCCTTTCCATCCAGGAGGAAACCAAATCCATAACTCTGTAGAGAATCCGACACAAGAAGAATGCGCGGGAGCCATATGTTTTTCTCTGAAATTTTTAATGTCAAGAATATGCGCGTTTCCTTCTTTCCTCATTTTTCCATCATTTTTGACAGAGATGAATCTCCAAGTAAAATCTTTTATGGCAACTACATCAAAAAGATCGGCGAAATCAATTCCCTTAAATATCGGGCCCATCTTTATTGTATAGGAACGGAAGACAACGTTCCATCCGTTGGCTTCCAGTTCCTTTTGACAGAGCAATTCTTTGCTCTGACCTTTTTTATGGGTATTGACCACTATTTCACCTGCACTAGACGGGAATAAATATCCCACGCCCGCATCTTATTGATCCAGTAATCAACTTCGAGGGCTGCAGCATCCTTACTTTCTTTTGCAATTTTTAGTTGCCCAAGAAGAGTTTGGTATTCCGGATCGCGGTCCAAAATAGACTGCTGCTGGATTTTTCTTTCAAAATCATTCTTCCCGTTCATTGACTGCTGCCCGGCTTGCATCACGCGCATACTCATTTTTCGTTCAATCTCGGGAATCAACAGTGCTTCGGTGAAATGCTTTCGCCCCCATTCCTGTATTTTTTCAGGAATGGAAAGGACTTCTTCGTGTGTATCCATACAATCACATCTTGAATTGTTTGATAAATATCTTCGGCTGTGTCATTTTTGTTTCTGGATTGAAAACAGGTTCGCTCTTTACCATAACGGTTTTCCCAAGCATAGCTTTTTTTATCTCATCTATCGATGGATTTACTGGAAGACCGAACGAGTCCTTTACAACATCCACAAGTTTTCTGCATCCACTTTTTTCGGTTCCCCAGAAAATTCTCGAGGTGGAATTTTCGACGTACAGTCTAAATCCAAATGTGGACGTAACTTCACTTATTCCCTCAATAGGAGTACTGAGAGTTAATGCTATCTGCAATCCCATCCGATGATATTCCTTTCCTTTGGTGTCTCGCTCTGGTTTCGAGCCAGCACTGTAGTCAAAAGTCTTTATAGATTTTACAACTGCGGGAACAAGAGCTTTTATGTCAAGCTTCTTTTCCTCTGTAGTATATTTGCTTGCCTCCGCATCGGTAATCTCTATCGGTCCATTTTTCAGGTTTTCATTTGCTTGTATGTTTCCTTCATTTCCGTTTCCCATATCTATTCACCTTCACGTTGCCTGTATCTTATAGATTTATGGCGTTGTGAACATTATTTCTGCCCGCACCATACCCAAACTCCATTTACATGCTCCCAAACTTTTACTTTTGCACTAAATTTTCTATCTTCCGGCACTTCCGGATTGAATCTGCTCTGGTGCAGCAGATGAATATTTTTCGCGAGCGTTTGATATCCGATTCCGGTTGCTTTTGCAATATGAAAAAGACATTGCGGGCCAGAATCCGCAAAAGAATCGGGGTTTTCGCAATATTCTTTCAATTTTTTGACAACCATCTGATGAGTTGTAAATGTCGTTTGTTTCGGAGGAGGACTCTTTTCTGCTTCAATGACAACTTCGTTCATTATAATCACCGTATGGTATTACATACTTGGTATATTTAAACATATCGTTTCTATGACGTAGGAGGTTCTTTTGGAGGGCAGAAGCTCTCCAATTCCAGAAACACATTCCATGCGTAATATCTTTTGATTGGGGTTAGAGCCCCATTCTGTACTTCAACAAACTTGAGCAACCCATATTTAATAAGGTACTCAAGCCAATATTCCACTGAACTGATATGAATTTTCTTCCCTATTTCGTACGCATTAAGCCCGGGTTCATTGCATATTTTTTCTAAAATAAGCTGCGCGGTTGCCGGCATATATTGCACACGTTGTTCCTCGCTAAGTTTTAGTATTTCAACATTTTCGTTCCAAGTCGAAATAATGAGCCCGAATATTGTGTCGGCGTCGTCAATGTCTTTGCGCATACAACGCACTTCTGGGCGGTGTTCCACTATACTGTTGTATTTGGATATACCATCAATCAGACATAGTATATGATGATGGCTTCTTCCGGCATATACCTCTTGTAAGAGGTCGTCCGGAAGAATATCTTTGTATTTGTTAAATATACCCTGTTCAACATCTTCCGGAATATCAACTGTAAAAGAATTAAGATACTCGTAAACTTTTTTGAAATCGTTTGAGGGAACTGGGTAAACTTCATTTGCGCTCAAACGTCCTATAGCCGCCTTATTTTTCGCGATAAATTCTAAATGAGATTTAGTCTGCACATACCAAAGAAACCTGCTCATGAACTGTCTGGGAAGCTCACGCGCGCAATCTGAAAGAGTTGCGAGTCTGGAACCTTCTGGGTTCGTACAGAACATAAATTTCGCGCGAGCTTGCGCATAAACTACAGAATGTTTCCCAGAGCCAAGAGATACTTTCTTGTGCTCGAGAATAGAAGTCATTAGCGCAGTATCTTCTCCCAATCGGTTATGTTTTTTCGAACTTCTAAGAAATCCGGAGAAAAATTCATCACCCGCGCCGACATTCCTTTGCCGGATTAGATACCCCGGTTCAACATTTGCTTGCCCGTACGAAGGCATAAGCGAAAGAGTTGTTGCCGATGTGCCGTCCCATCTATTTTCTCCCATTGCGTATTCTACGATTGAAGTCAGAGATTGCGTTTTCGCGGAACCGGTCGGTCCTATCCAAAACAGATGAAGGGGGTAATCCGAAAATTTGCCAGAAAACAACCAAGCGAGCACAAGTTTTTCAAAGAATTGTGGGTGCCTGCCCTTTCCAAAAACCATAGACGCGAGTTTCTCGTGCTCCCACTCGCGCGTGATTTCCTTGAATTCTTTTTCATCTATTTTCTTTAGGTCCGATACCGCATCTGTGGAAAATATTACAGAAAGATTCGTAAGAGTTGTTGCAGTCGTGCCTACTCTAATTTCATCGGGTAATTTCACGAGCATCCCTCCAAGAGTGCAGTGCCCCTCCGGGAGAATATCACGAGAGAGCACCATATATGTTTGTTTGTTGTCTCCGACGAAGCTAAACATATAGAAATCTTCCGAGTAATCGATCATATTTTTGCGGGTGTTTTTTTCTCCAAAAAGCCGAATATAAAGATTTGGCCTCCCATGCCCATCCATCGCGTAGTCTAAGGATACAAGAACAACAGACTGTTTTTTATCACTGTTGCGCAGTAATATTTCCCCGGTTGTTTCAAAATTTCGAGAGATTAAAAATGGAAAGCAATAGCGATTTTCAATGATTTCTTCTTGAGATTCTTCGAATCTTTCTCTAATCGCCGCGCGGATTATTTCTTTTGCTTCATCATAGTCTATTTTCATATCTTCAATATAAATTAATTGCTTGCGATTGTCTTGCAGTCTCTCCATCAGAGCTTTGTAAACATCCATGTCCGGTTGAATAAGCCGGTCTTGCTGACCTGTATTGAGTTTTATTCCCATGATGTAGCAATATTTTATTGCGCGCGACAAATCTACCGAATGAGTTTCTTGCGCATTTTTAAGATAAGGAATAAGCCGTCCCCATTTTTTCTCATCTACAAAAGTCTGGATTGTCTCCTGCATTTCTGAAATTTGAAGTGCTGATAACAGTTGATTTTTCTGAGCAGCAAATCTAAGAGCAGGAGTGACGATATTGAGAATATACTCAGAGGACACTGACATATTTTTTTACCCCCTCTACATTGCAAAAGTCTTTCCATACCTCATTCGTTCCACTAGGGATTCTTCTTCTTTCAAAACGCAGTTTTCCTTGCAATTCTTTCGCATATCTTAGCTTTAATTGCTGTGGATTTAGAGTAGAAGGAATATTTTTCTGACGATAAATCCAATAAAAATATTCTTTTATGTTCGCGGCGACTATTTCTTTTTTTGTGTGTTGGGTTGTTTCCGGATTTCTAAGGTAACAAAGCTCGACCATAAAGCATTTTCTAACCAAGAGAGCTCTGGGATTCTGCAGATAAAAAGAATCGGCATCCACAAAATTCACCTTTACTTTTTAGATTTCTTCCCGATTCCGATGTAACTTCCGTGCTTTCCTTCGTCACATTTGAGGACCAAAACATCTTCTCCACTTATAAGTTTTTCCGAGGTGGTATTCAGATAATCCAAAAGTTCCGCGCCAAGGCGAACTCTTATGCAGGTATTGTCCAGGACAAGCCCCTTTCCCTCAAAGCCCAATGTTATTATATCCCCAGCGGCGACCATATTATCACTACTCCTTAGATTTCGTTATGTATCACTAAGTATAGTGATAAAGGTATATAAGGCTTTGCCTAATCCGAAGAAGAAAATAAAAAATTAGAACGCCTAATTGGCGTCAATAACAAAATACGGGGTATCTGGTTTGTTTGGTGTTCCGTCGTACAAAACGAGCCTTATGAAGTTTGTTGTCTCGTTTAGTGCATATGCAAGAGAATCATTTGTGAGATTCGCGATCACTGTGCTGCCGTTTACCCAAGAAACTCCGTCAGGGCTAACCTGATAATATGCCGAGAAGTTTACGTTCGAAATGTTTGAATTCACAACGTAAAGTGTTCTTGCCGAGGTAAATCTTACATCAACCGCGCTCGTATTCCAAGTCACGTTCGGTATAATTTGGCTTTTTCCGTTTGTCTGCATCCCATTGAAGACGTCTGTCTCTCCGTACGGGACCGTGGAAAGGAATTTCCCGCTTTTATTATTTTGTCGGGCGACGATTGCGTTCGATGCGCGATCAGTTGTTATTCTCCTTAGAGTCGTGCAAACCATCGTGCTGTTCGCTTGAGGAGGAATTAATCTTCCTCCGCTAATACTGTAATTAAGCGCTTGGAAAGTATTTTCCGAGGTGGTATTGATTGTTGCATTCATGCACGACGTAAGATTTACCGCCGTAGTAATAAACTCTAAATGCGCGTTTGCATACGAATACAAGCCACTGCCGTTTACTTTGTAGAGAGTTGATCCGTTCAAGTACCAAAGTTCGGCCCAACTAGTGTTTCCAGTTGTGTTTATCGTCGAAAGAGTTTGGTCTGCAAGGATTTGCACATAAGCGGTTCCATTTCTATATGTGCTGTTGTAATTGCTCGAATTTGAAAGAGTCAGCGGCATCGTAAGATTTCCACTTACCATCGTCACATTCACGAGATTTGTGAAATTCGCGCATGGATTGTACCTGACCATATATCTTATCGAAGTATTTGTGATATTCCTATTCGTCGCGTCGGATGAGAAAATCGCATATGTTGTTGAGTTGAGATTACTTTGTGAAATGCTGATTACCTGCGGGCTCGTGTTTGAAAGAATTGTCGAATAGCTCCCAATCGTCATAGTGATTTGCGGAGCAAACGTGTATGTCAAATTGACTCGTGTTATATTCGTTCCATTTGCGCTTGAATTGAATAGTATAGAAGTGATTGTCGTTAGATTCGTCTGATCAAAAGTAAAGGTGTCCGGGCTGGAATTTGTGAGATTCACAATATATTTTCCTACCGTAAGATTTGTCAGAACAGACGCATCGCTCTCGTATTCTACCGTCAAAGTTGCATTGAATTGCGAGCTATTTATCCAATGCGGATTAAGGGTAAGATTCACTGATGTATTCGCATTCGTCATATTCGGAGATGCGGTTGATGTGTTGGATCCATTTCCAATAAAAGAGACTCCATAAGTGAAGTTGTAATTAGATGGCATGACTTTGTTTTCAAGATAATAAATCTGTGAAGAATTAGCATTTGCGACTGCAGTCGTATTTGTCGCTGTTGTATTCACGTCTGTAGTATTTGCATACATATTGTATCCGTTAGACGAGAATCCGCTCGCTGCAAAGTAAAGAGTCTGGTTAGAAAGCTCCGGCATTGCGCTCAAATTGTAAACGTAATTTGACCGGTTGAGATATAAAGTTTCTCTCAGATACGAACCAGACGAATTTGTGCACGCGATAGTGACATTTGTCTTAAAATCTGCGTCTGAACCATAAAGAGAAATCGTATCTGCGCTTGAAGGTTGTGAAATTAATCCATTACCTGGGATTTCAAACGCTGTGGAAATCGCGCGAGAATTTATTGCTCCGGTGGATGGTACAGGAGGCGCGCCTATTCCTAGGCACCCAAAAAGTAAGCAAAGACATAGCACAAACGAGATAATGACTGCATTTTTCACATGACCACCTTTCAACCGGTTGATTGATGGTACAATTAAGATAGGGAAAGACATTTAAGATGCTTGCGCGGGCGCCATCTTTCGCGCGCAGGAATCGACACCCTCTTTCTGGGTTCTTCTTCAATCGGAGAAGGAGCCTCCCCCCAAAACTGATACTCGCAATTAAAATTCGAACACATCCACCCGCGCTGCATTAAAGTTTCTTTTCCTGCAATGCAGGCCTGCACAAGCGCGATATCTGTCTTTGGGGGTATTCTCGTGGCTCCCACGAGATAACTATTGCAATTTGGGCATTTCATTGTTCCACCTTTCTTCTTACATAACCGCCCAATTCCAAGCATTTTGGGCATATATGTTTGTTGTCTATACAAATACCTCCATCAATTTCTAGATGGCCCCCAGGAGTAAAATTCTGTCTTTCTTTTTGCGAATAAGAAGAGAAAATAGATTCCCCACAATCCACACACTGTGGTTCCGATTCCCAACATTTTGAACAGATCATAAATACTCGACCTTTCTTTTGCCGTACTCCGAGCACCCCGAAACGGCACACGGCGCAGTAGCCGCAATCGACAACGCGGGTGACGAGGAAGCCGCCGTAGCCGCGGGCGACAAGCCCTACATAATCTCTATCCTGCCATCTGGATAAATACAATGCCTTTGGATTAGATTCGCTGGATGGCTTCCCATTTGGGATTCCGTCTTCTCCTACTTCATACCAGCCATCTTCTAAAGGGAAATAAATTGTTTTTTCTTCTTGGTCAGGATGCTTGATTATTGCTTCTTGCGCATGTGCTTTGTATTTTATTCTTGTGCCAGAACGGGCGGGTAGGCAGTCTTTATATTTTTCACGTAAAGACTTGTCTGCGACAACTTGATTAAGCTCTACAATGCTTAGCAGAGTGTTGTTTTCTGCTAAAGCTATTGTTGCATTATAGTCTATTCTGTTTTCCCAAGTTGCTAGTTTTATGATTTCTATATTTTTTTCCATTCATTTCACCCATTTTTGTATGTTCTAAAATTCAAATTGTATGTGCAAGCGCGGCAGGCACATATTCGCCTTTCAATCTTTGCGAACGGGACAGTTGATGTGCAGTCAATAACAGTCACTTCTATTTGGCACACAACATGTTTCAATTTTTTATTACAGATATTACATTTCACTATCTCAAATTTCAAACTTAATGCCTGTTCTGCTTCATCTTTTGTGCAACTTGTATGGATACCGTTTGTTAATTTTATTTGCAATAGGATTCTTTCTTCTAAATCTAAAATTCTTCGTGGTGTAGGTATCACAACAACTTCAACCTTTTCTGTTCTGTGCAATACGGCAATTATCCCCGGTAAAAATGTAGGTAAACTCATCATTGTATCCTCTCCATCCTAATTCTCCAACTGTCCTTAAGCGGGCCCCAAGTTTTTTCGTTTAGTTTAAATGCTTCTACGAGTTCATCATAAGTGTCAAAGCCTTCTAATTTTGCTTCTTGTTCAAGCATTTTTTTTGTTTGGTGCATATTTGCATAGTAAGGCATCCGACGAGTATTGAACCAATCTTTATGCCACATCCCGCTTGTGATTTCGTAGAGGACGGGCTTGAAAGTGTTTGTAGATGCTCCCACGCCTTTCAAGATTAATTCGCTTGAGGAAATGCAGGTTTTTGTTTCCTTGATTTGCTCTTTGACTTTATCAGAATAAACTGTATTTGGTGGAGCTGCAAGCAAAGCTACCGCCATATATCGGTCTATCTGGTGATGCTGAGAATATTCTTTCCCACATCTGCACAACGCCCCACCGCATCTCTTTTTCTGGATGCAGATTTTCTTTCCGATTGCGTATTTGGCGGGGGTGAAAGAATGCCCCAAGATAAGTTCAACTAAATTTATATATTTTTTTTCTTCACTCGTTTGAGGAGGTATAAACTTTTCTGCATCTAAATGTTGCCGATAAGTCTGCCCGCAAACACATAAATCCTCATGCTCAATCTTCCGTCTTGTTACAACCTTTGCACCTTTTGGCAGGCTTGCCATCCACTCTGCTTTGTTTAAGCCATCTTCATTAATTGATGCGAACACCATTGTTTTCATAGTTTTGCCCCCATCGACTTCTTGCGCATTATAACTCCTCAATAAATTTCACCCTCTCGTATTCGTATATCAGGTCTTTTAAGTCTTTGATGTTTATTCTTGCAACCCAGCGTGTCGTGTTTACATTTTCTATCAAACCGATTGACAGTCAATATTCCAACTCTGCATTCCCTGTGTTTGAGCCCAAAACAATTTCAAGGTCTTTGGTTTCCTTGAAAAAATCATGTTGCTTTATTATTTTTCTAATTTGCACCATTTATTGCCACCTCCGAAATTCGTTTGTCAAGTATATTTAGGCATTCCTTTGCAACTATCGCCTTGAACGTCCCAACATACATAACTTTCTGCCCAAGCAGGAGGTCAGGCTCCTCCTTGAAAATATCGCGCATGACCGCTATCACAAGGAACTTCATAAGCCCACGAGAAAGGGTTTGTCCTCCCTGAATTAGAAGCTCATCTATTTTCTTGTTGATGCGCGCCGGAGTTGCGCAAGCCTGCGCAATCTTTACGGTTTCGGTCGTATCCTGCTTGTTGCCTCCGAACACAGCTCGGTTCAATTCCTTAAAGTCCTCTCGAACGAGCTTGCCAAACATCTGCTTGCCGTAGATATTCTGCCGACTATAATTCTTCAAAACAATCCCTTCTGGCTTGCCATCGTAATATGCAGATTTGATATTAAGCAGTTCGGTTAGTTTTTCCTCAGTGAGTTCCTTTGCAGTGAATATTCCGACTAGGGCAATACAGGGCAAGCCTATTCTTGCAAACTCTACCTCCTTCGCATGTCTGCCGAAAAATTGTGGCGTTTTCCCGAACGCTCCTGTTTTTGGCAAAATATCCAATCCAATCGCAAGCGGTATTCCCTTTCCGTAATTTACGGAATGCTTTTGCATCCACTCAACATAATATACAAGGTTCGAGTCAAGCGGCTCCTTGATTTGCTCTAATGCCCATTTGCGCATTGCCGTAAAGGTTTTCTCATCACCATCACTGGTTAAATCTCTGTTTCGACTTCCAGTATGGAGGTTTCCCCCTTCAATCCAAATTGAGCCGTTTCCCCCATCGACCTTTTCCTCAACGACAATTACATCGGTATTGTTGGCAAGCATGGTTTCGTTTTCAGGATGCCCCACTCTCTCAATATCTCTGTATTTCAGCATGTTCTCAGTCCTCCTTAACAACCACTTTCAATCTTACGCCATAGGTATATGTAAAAATCCCTTTAGCATAACTCAAATCAGCAAAGCTCAAATTAGCAGAACTCAAATTAGCAGAACTCAAATTAGCAGAACTCAAATCAGCAGAACTCAAATTAGCAGAACTCAAATTAGCAGAACTCAAATTAGCAGAACTCAAATTAGCAGAACTCAAATTAGCAGAACTCAAATCAGCAGAACGCAAATTAGCAGAACTCAAATCAGCAAAGCTCAAATTAGCAGAACTCAAATTAGCAGAACTCAAATTAGCAGAACTCAAATCAGCAAAGCTCAAATTAGCAGAACTCAAATTAGCAGAACTCAAATTAGCAGAACTCAAATCAGCAAAGCTCAAATTCTTGAGTATTGCTTTTAATCTTGAACTAAATTCTGTTGTCCATTTGAAGTCTAATTCAAAGTCTAATCTGCTTACACTTTCGTTTTTCTTTACTCTTTCAAGAAAATTTCCTAATGTTAGTTTTTTCTTTTTCATCTTTCTCAGTCCTCCTCAATAAACTCAATCCAGTTTTTATCTATTCCATTTTTGTTTAGTTTGATAATTACAAAATATTCAGATTTCACTCCTTTTTCATGCAATCCTTTCCTGCTGCCGATGCTGCATGTTCGCGCAATCTATCAAATTCCCAGATATCATTTGCATCTATGGTATTCTTTGCTGCTCTTCCATCTGGAGGAGTGAATATTTCTTTTATGCGAATATCTGGGCCACCATCTACTTTTTCTATTTGCAAATCGAGAAACCTATCAACTTCATAACAATTATTTAAAAATAAAATGTATTTGCTATAAAGTTCAAGTTGTGTTTTTTCCTGTTTGGACATCAATATTCCAACTGGAGTGAAACCCATCTTTATAGCACCATCAACTAATTTTTGATAAAACTGTATTATTGATTGAATATCGATTTTTTTCATAACTTCTTCTTCAGTTGTGGGTATCACCTCAAAAATTTCTCCTTCGCCATAACCATTCGCAATAGCAGCTTTTTTTGTCTCAAAGACAATAACATCTGAGCCATCCACTTTGCTATACCCTTCATAGGGAATATCGTCTTGTCTAATTATCACATAAACCATAATCCTCACCTATTTATTTTGTTTTACATGTGCATTCCCACAACATTCTAGTTTCCCTGGGGCTTCTTTTGCGCTTCACTTCTTGCCAAGTAAATCACCATTCTCGTGGATGTTGCCGATGACCTCAAGCACCATGGCCATATTGAGGAAGCCGTTGCACTCATTGTTAAGTCCAGTCATCCGATATTGGCAGTTGCCCACGTCCCACGATATTATAGACATGCCCGTAAAGGTTTCCTTCACGATGTCGCCCTCGTAAATATCTTTACCGAGGCGATCTTTTAGTCCAGTGAATTGCTCCATTATATCTCCATTCATAGTTGCTGCCATACAGCACTCGTTCGGCCCGAGATTATCTGAGAAATCGGCTGTCAATGCCCCCAATGTACCCATCATTTTCCAACTAAAAAATGACGTTACTAGTTTAGACATCACTGCGCCAATCCCATCATCACGGTACCCGACTGTTTGACCTTGATAATACATTTTCTTTTCTGAGATATTCCACGCTCTGAATTTTATTTCTCTACTCATAGAAACGCCCCAATCAAAATTCCTATTAAAAGAAGACTCGAACCGATTGTAATTTCAATGACTTGCCATGTTTCATTCTTTATTTTTTCCGCTCGGGCACGTCTTTCATTTATTTGATTTTCTTCATCTTTTAGCTCGCATTCTACGCATTTAGAAGAGAATGGATAAAGTTTCCCACATGTGGTGCAATGCCTATGGTTCTCGAGTTCCATTTTCAGATTTCTAATTCTTTCACCCATACTACAAAATTCTCGATTAATATCAGACAACATTAGACGTTCATTTTTAGTTAATTTTATTTTTTCATTTTTCATATAATCACCTGAAAATATCTTTGATTCTTTCTATAATTTTTTTATCCCAATACTTCCCACCCCACAGGAATCTTGCGTAATGTTGTCCTTTATGCCCGCGAGGAAGGTATTTGCCCGGGCGGATTATCAAGGTATTTGTCGTTACCTCTCATGGCTCCGCCCGGGCACTTTAGCACTTGTGCCATGAGCATAAATCTACGTTTCCGAGCCCCCCACTTTATCCATTGCTTTCTGAATCCAACACCCACACCTGGGGCAACGCTTAACCGTATCCGGTCGCGGGCGCCCACGCTCGTCGCACTTGCGCGAGTTCCATTCGTAGCCACACGATTTTCTTGGGCACTTGTTTGTGTAATGCGTCAAGTATTTCACCTTCTTATTTTTTTTATTTTTAAATTTTTTACATAATGATATAATAGATGTTGTAATAGGAATGAGAAAGTATATAAGGCTTTTGTTGCCACAATTATTTATGCCAAAATGACGAGGTACCCGTTTTTTGAGATCCACATATCGCGCCGTGGAAATGACTCTATGGGAATATGGAAAAGTTGAACGGATTGGCATCAAGTTATAAAGATTGCTAAAAATTATTATTAACGAGAAGAGAATTGATTTTGACGCTTGCACCTGCAAGAAAATATTTTGCAGGAAAAGAGGATTTGATAGAAGAGGTAAAAAAAGCAAGGGATAACTGATTTTACTACAAAAAGCTTCAAGCTTCGCAGGCCGGTTGTATCAAGCAAAGATTAAATAGGGTTGGCATATGAGAAGAAAGATATGCAGATGAGAAGAATTATTTTTGCAGGCCTCGCGGCGTCAAGTGTTTTGAAATCGGGCCTGGATGGAGCGATGGCGGTCAAGATGGCATGGGAGCGAGAACGCCTCAAGATTGAGGGGTTCCCCGGGCGCGCGGAAAAAATAGAAAAGATTTTAGATGCAGATTTTGAAATAAAAGAAGGAGAAAAAGAGGTAGAATACAAACTAAGAGTTTAGGCTATTTTGTATTTGTGGGCAGGAAAGGATTAAACGAATCCCGCCGCCACTTTTTCGGATATATTGCGCACGAATCCATTGTTTTTGTGCAAACCTTTGAAAACGCACGCGCCATGTTTTTTGTTCGTTCTGATTTTCTACGCCGAGAAGAAAATATATTTCGGTGCTCTCGGTCGGACCGCGAGCTCTAAGAATATTTAAGATTTTTTCACAAAAGAGTTGGTCTTTTTGGAAATTTTGTATTCTGCGCCGCGCGCGAAATTCCTCTAATGTTGGAACCTTTCTAGCCCACCATTTCGCGCCATAGATTTGTGTGATGCGCCCACTTTCTCTCTGATATCTCACATAATACACCTCACATTATTTTTCATGTCAGTTGTCAGTTTTTTTTGATTTACTTTAATTTGATTTAGGGATTGGTTGCCCTAGGATTTTTGCATAATATTTCTTTTTAATTCTGAAATAACTGCGTTCTCCGTTGCCAGTGAGTTCTTTGAAGCGCATTATTGCGCCCGACGTGGTAGGTTCTTGCTCGGCTTCTATGAATGCTTGCATTTGTTCGTCATATTGCAAGATACTCCTCGCCGTTTCTTTCCAATTTTGAGGATTTTGAAGCATGAGTTGATAGAGCTTTTGAATCGTGCGGTATGAAAAGTCTTGGAGCGCTTGGGGGTTGTGGTCTAGAAGAAAAGTGAGAGCCTCGCGCCTCTGCTCTTGCGTCGTATTTTTGTAGTTTAGTCTTGAAAAGTTTGCGATTAAATTCGCTTTTTCGTGATAAGTCAGACGTATTTCATAGTAGAGCGAGCGGCTAATCATCGCACGCATCATGAGATTGTTCGGGATTTCGTTTGCGATAAAGATGCACCCAGCACTGAGTTGAAATTCGCACGGAGCAGTGCGCGCTTTGCTCGTCGTATTATATTGCATTTTCCGAATTCCCGTCGGGTTGCTCGTCGCTGATTTAAAGAATGAGAGAATCGTGCTGTTTTTATACGCGCTGTCTATGTCGTCAAAGACTATTATTTTTTTGTCTTTGTGTTCAAACATGAAATTGTAGATGCCCAACGGGGTAGTGTATCCGTTGAAGATTACCCAATCTTTTCCGTGCACGAGCTGTGCCTCGCGCATTGCTTCATAAATTGTGTGCGTCTTGCCTATCCCGATTTCGTCAGATACGACGAAGAGAGAGGGGGAGAATCCACCTGCGACGTTTTGAATTAGCACTTTCATAGTTTGCGAGTGCTTGCTCGCGCCTGCTTCTGCTCCTTCGCTCGCGTCCTGCGCGAGCGCGAGCTTGTCTATTGCTTCGCGCTCTTGCGCTTGGAATTGCTGTATGTAATCTTGTTGTGCCTGCCTGTTTTGCACCTCTGCCTGTAATTCCTGCGTCTGTAATTGTGCGAGTTGCTCGCTCATCGCGATTGGATGTTTTGATTTAAGTATTGTTTTATTTTCTGCGAGTGTGAGAGAATGGTCAAAGTTAGCAGAGATATCTTCCAACTGTGCATCTATTCCTAACGACGTTAGATAAGCGATTGCCCACATCGCAAACTTTTTAGGGACGCCCGATTTTTCAAGATATTTTAAGTGTTCTTCGTCCATTTTCTCCCTCTATCTTTTTCTTTCTTAGTTTTCCTCAGTTTTCCTCTATGCCGCGCCATGTTTTACCCGAGCGGTTGAGTGCGGATTCGGGCAAAAACTGGCGCGTGAGCACGGAATTTAAGAAAAATTGTAAATTTTCTCCAAGATTGCCACAAGCCCAAATATTCCCATTCCGGTCGCGACGCCGAATAAAAATATCAGCACGCCTTTCGCGGCGGTCATAATTGAGTCTGCGTCGATTCGGATCAGAATTTCTTGCCCATCCTCGCTTATTTCGCTCGTCATTTTCCTCAGTCCTCCTCTATTCTTCTTTTATTTTTTCTACTGATTGCCGCACTGCTTGGATTGCTTTTTCTAGCTGTCCTTGCATATCAGAATACGCATCCTCCGCGCCTTCCTCGTATTTTGTTGCAGGATACGGCGCGAATTCGCGGCTGTTTTTGTCGCGTTCAAGCCTCGCGTATGCCTCCAGTTTGATTAGTTTTTCAAGAGCGGTTTCTACCATTTCAATCAACCTCTTCTTTCAAGTTTTCCAGTTTCACGAATCCGCTCGCCTGCCCGCTTGGGGTGGGCGTGTATTTGTTGCCCGTCGCATACATAAAACACGCCTTCGCGAAACAACTTTTTATTTCTTTTTGCGTTAGGTCGGGATGCGCGTGCTCAAGTAGAGTTTGGAAAAGAAGAAGAAGGTCAGATTTCATTAGCCCTGCGTCATCCTTGCCGCCCGGGAGTTCTGCACTTGCTATTGCAAGCGCTGGCTCGCGCGGGCTCCTTACCAAACTAAAATACCAGCTCTTTTGTTCTTTTTCTTCTTTGCCCTCTATGTCCTCTTTATCTTGTGTGTGCGTCATACTTCGGCCTCCGTTCCTCTAATATATACCGCGTTCGCTTTTGCGTACGTTTGCCATGTGCTTTTTCCCACGCTCCGCCCGCCCGCGAGGGCGGCGTATAGGAATACGTTGCTTAGTTTTTGTGTTTCTTGCATTTTTCTCATCTCCGTCTGTGCATATTCTCTTTCATATTATCCTATCCTTATATCTCATTAGATATCAATACAGCAATGTTTATAAAGATATGTTTGAGGAGAAACGCTCTAATCAGAAAGAATTATGTGGCGGGCAGGGTGTTGTGTGTAAATATAAATGAGAGTATAGGAAAGAGAATGCTAATCTAAGAGATTGCACCCTTCCCTTAACCAGCTGTATTGTTGCAAACTGTGGGGGTATTTCTCTGTGAGAGAATGTCGGATGTGGCAGATAGATATGTGATTATTTCTACAATTCACTTTTATAATATGACCTCCCCCCCCTTGCAAATATATCAAAACATCACACACACAAATCATATCATATCTATCTATCATATCTATCATTATATTCTTTTTAAATAAAGTATTCCCTAATTCTTTATAAAGAGTTAGTTTAACATTTAATTCCCCTTCTTCCCAATAAATATATTTATAAAGGTATTTGTGTGTTGTGGGTTGTGTGTTTGTGTGTGGGTGGAGGGGACGGGGGGCATGAGTGGGAAAAAGGTGGGAAGATAGTGGTCAGTACCCCAAAAAATTTTTGGGACTAAAAAAATCTAAAAAGAATGTAGCAACAAATATAAACATTAGCATCCTTTGAATCACAGGTGAGTACAATGGTAAAATGCGATGAGAAAAACTGTAAGAGAGAAGCAACGAACTTCATCAACGAAGAACCGCAAAAGAAAGAAGATTCCGGAAGTAGAAATTTGTGTGATGAGCACGCAGGGAACAAACTCGGAATCCACAATCTCAAGGACCAAAACAAATTTCAGCCGCCATCATGGGGAAGATATGCCGGGCAGACTCCGATAGGCTAAAGAGCGAATGTGATACCTGATGCCTCCAAGACCATCAGAAAACATAGAAAGCAACGATAGGATAGAGCGCGCCATGCGCTCTAAAATAACCAAAGAATCCGCAAAGCAAGGCATCGACGCTCTAAAAACTTTAATGGCAAATCGCACATGCTGTAAATATTGTGGGAAATCGCAAAAAGACACAATAATGTTCGTAGTAATCTTCGCAGGAAGCTCCATTGGTCTTTCCTGTAAAGATTGTGCAAAAACATATATCCTATAAAGAGTGAAAAACAACAAGAGTGAAACCATGAGAAAAATAAAATGCGCATCAATCCGATTCCGCTTATCTTTAGAAGAGAAACAAGAATTTGGCAAGATTTGTGCAGAATCAAAAACAACTCCATCAAAAGCTCTTAGACAGTACATCAGAGAGATGATAGGGTACAACAACAAAATCAAAGAGGTAGATGAACACGCCAAATAATACTTACAAAGGAAAACCAATCAAATATTTCCTCATAGATAGACTAGCGGCAGGATACGATAAAAAAGTCGTCTGCAGCATGTTTCGTCATTTCTTTGAAATACCCGACAGCGACGACGAAATCCTTAAAATCATCAAAGATTCCGAAGAAGAGATTGAAACAAGAAGACTGGAAATAATAAAAGAAATAGACGAAAAAGACTTGACCTCGATTATCCTTCGCCATATAAACAAATTAGATTACGCAGCAAATGGAACAGAAGATGTCAAAGACCTCACAACAATAGCCACCGGCATATCAAACTTGGTCTCGCTGGTAAAACCAAAACAAGTTCAGACAAATATCCAGAAAACTGTTACAACAAACAACTATGTCCAGATAAACGCAACATTCATCAATGATTTGGAAAAAGATGGCATCATAAAAATAATCGACGCAGAACGTTTTGGCAAATTATTTGGAGGAGCCCCTTCGTCAATATCTCCTTCAAGTGATATCAGCCTATTGCCAAAATCGTGCGAAATCGATTTGAGCGGCGTTGAGGTAATAGACGCCCCTCCAAAAAAAGAAGTAGTAAAGAAAGAAAACATGGATGAGGAAGAATATGATGGAATCGGCGCCTTCCTCTGAAACTCTCCCTCCACATATTCTTCTCGCGGCGCAGAATGATTTTTCCTATTTCTGTAGGTATGTCACAAAACAACCTTTCGGGAAAGTGCATGAGAAAATCGCGCAACAAATTCTTGGAGAAAAAAGGAACACGATGGTAGAAATGGCCCGAGGTCATTTCAAAACATGGATGTTCTCCAAAAACTTCCCTCTCTGGTTAATGTGGCGCCAATCTGAAAAACCCCTCATGATAGGGCTTGAAACTTCCAACATGCCGCAAACGCAATATATTCTTTCCGAATTAATCGCGTCTGAAATTGAACATAATCCTATTCTCGCAGAGCGCCTTCTCCCAAATGATTTATACCGCGCAACATGGAGTGCGCGCCATCTGAAAACAAAAAATGGGCACCAAGTAATCGCCCAACCTTTCGGGAGAAAAGGATTTCACTATGATTGGCTCATCTCGGACGATTTGCAGCAAGAAAGCGAATCTGGCTCCGGACTCTCAATCTCTGCCATAAAAAGAACATTCTGGTCGTCCTCGTGGCCAATGACTCAAACTCGCCAGGGGCATCATCTCGTTATCGGCACTCCTATCTCTCTCGACGACTTTTATTCGGAATTCGAAAATAAGCCGGCATGGAATGTTATGAAATTCCCAGTAGTTGTGATGGACGAAAACAAGAACTGGCTTGCCCCGCAGTTCCCCGAACACCCTGCTTTTTCATCACTTGAAAAAATACTAGAGCTTAAAGCAAACACTCCTATCTGGTCATTCATGTCTGAATATATGCTGGATCCTATTGGAGATGGCACTGTTGTTTTTTCATCCGACCTAATAGACTATTCGATGAAAATGACATATCCATCTGTTGCACCATCAGATGAATTAGCTTCGCAATATTACGCAGGATGGGATGTCGCTCTCTCTGATAAGCAGTCTGCAGACTTCTCCGCGATTACTATTGTAAAACGTACCCCGGGTGTGCCTCTTCGCGTTGTTGCGAAATGGAGAGGGAAAGCCAACGAAGAAGAACAATTTGAGATTATGCGTGGATTCCACAAATCTTTTACTGTCTCAAAATTAGTTATTGAGCAAAAAGGGCTCAGTTATGCTATGGCAGAAAAAGCCTCCAAAGATTATACGCTCGCGCACTCTATTGAAAAATTTGATACGAACCATAATTCCAAAAACAAACTTATCGGAGATCTTCGTTTGGTCATGCAAAATAAAATGCTTGGTTTAGACGGAGATAAAGAAATTGCGCGCGAGTTGAGCTCTTTTGGATTAGTTACTAAAGAAGGTCAGCAGACATTCCGCGCGTTGTCCGGGCATGACGATCTCGTCATGTCTCTCTCTATGGCAGTTTATGCCGCCGGAGGATATCTTCCAAAGAATAAACCAACTGCTCAATTTTACATGGTGTGATTATGGACTACAGAATCCCAAATTTAAATGCAAGAAACGAAAAAGGAAAAATAATCAAACGGTGTGTAATATGCACCCGCCCGGGAGAATGGCATTTCCCGGACGGAAGTTTATGCACAGAATGCGCGATCAAATCAGGAATGCTTGGAAAGTAGTTTAAATCCTTGCTCACAAGAGTAGAGTTGATTACATGGCATCGAAAAAGAAAAAAATCGTTTTAGAGAAGAAAATTGAGAATTGGGCACGTTTTAGCAAGCTTTTTGGAGGATTTTTCGCTTTTTTAGCGAAATTGAGAGATTTCCTTTACAACCCCGCGAACCAAATCCAGCTCAAAATAGATCCGAATGCAAAACCTCTCCCTTCCTATTTTGATATGATTATGACCTGGATCTGCCACACCTGTTTTAATGGATTTTTCATTTGGTTTGTAATTTATTTCCTCACTCCCTATCAGATTAGTATTGCTCTTGTTTTCCCGATCGGCGTCGCGCGATTCCTCGCGCTCGATCTCATGGAAGAATTTATCTATAAGCCGGCCACTCGCGTATCTAGAGCGTTTGGAGCGAGCGCCCCAAAGCGGTGATTTGAATGGTCATGGATGATTTTGTAAAGCAAACATACAACAAAATCTCGCTCGCGCAACTTTATGTTGGAACGCAAGCCGGATTTCCATTTGGCATGTTTGATATTAAGCCATTGATGAATCAGCCAAATATTTGGGGTCCGCAGCCGCTTACTGTAGTAACCCGCCCGCAAGAGTTTGCAAATTATTTGGAGTGGTTCAAAAAAACACCAGAAGTGATGTCTTTAGTGGCGTGTCTTGTCACGGATATTCTTTCTGATGGTTGGTATTTTGAAAATAAGTTGAAAGCAAAGCGCGAGCGCGCGGAAGCTTTCATGCTTTCCAATAATGCTCAGGCTCAACTTGAAGGCTGGCTCTACGATTTTCTTATTTTGGGAAATGGATTTTTGTTTAAAGGAAAAATGACAAAAGCTCGCACAAAAGAATTGAAGGATCTTTTCCTCAAAAGTAGAGGATTCCAGAAAAAATCTTTCGTCCCCGAACTCCTGAGTGGTTCAGACGAAGAAGGAAGCGCGGAGCGACGCTTGCAATATATCCCCGCGAGCACGATGAATATCACTCCATCGGATAGATTTGCGAGCCAACTCATATACACACAACGAGTGGGCGCATTCATATCAAAATTCGATGAGGACGAAGTGATCCACATCAAAGACTTGAATATAAACGGAGAACTATGGGGTATTCCGCGCTTCAAAGCTATAATCGCCGAAGTCACTCTCTTAGGAATTCTCAAGGATTACTACGGGCACGAATTAGACAATTACGGAGTACCTCCGGGAATGTTCGCGTTCCCGGACGAGCAACCAAATTCTCCGAATGTCCAGGCAGCAATAGCAATGTTGGAAGCTGGCAAGAAACCTGAAAACAAGAATAGAGTCCCTGTAATTTCGGGTAATCTCGAATACACTCAATTCGATCGCTTAAAAGACATGGAATTTAAGAATCTCGCGGATTTCCTTATCAGAATAATTGCGATGGCATGGCAAGTCCCTCCATCTCGATGGGGCGGGTCCGGAGGGCAACGTGGGGAAGAGACAGTTCTTTCTAATCAGGCGTACGAGCGCAACATCGCGCATATCCGAGCAAAAATAGAGAGCGTTCTAAACAGTCAGTTATTTATTCCAGAATTCGGAGTTGAGATGCACTTTCATACTTCCCACATGGAAGATGAAGTAAGAGTTGCGCAGTCCGAAAAAATCCGCACAGATATCGCAGAGCAACGTCTCCGTCTCGGACTATGGAACAAAGATTCTGCCGGAAGATTCCTCAATATCCAGCCAGAAGAAATGAACGACAAAATAGATCCGGGAGATCCACAAATGACTATGGAAACTCAACAAAGTCAATACAATCAGGTAGATGCCGATAACTCTACTCTAAAATCTTCTGCATCTGAGCGAGTGAATCGTTTAAAGAATACTCGCAACAAAACAGCAGCTTCGACGGTGCGAGCGACGGACAAAAACGACCATACAAAAAGGCAAACATAGCGATAGCCTTAAATTCCCTTCGCTATTATTAATGGAACATGCCAAAGGAGTTTCAAGACATAAAAGCCAGCCTTAAAAAAGCGCACCCGAGTTGGGCGGCTGAAAAAGTAGAGGAAATGGCGTCTGCAACTTTTTCAAAAATATTTGGTACAAATCCTCAACATGCGCACAAACTTGAGGAAAGTGGCGGATGGGTAGCATACAAGGACAAGCGCAAGCATGAATATGCGCGCGAGCCAGATCACGAATCTTCAAAGGAAATGTCGTTTGAAGAAGAGATAGAAAAAGAAAAAAAAGAGCACCCGTCGTTTTCTCTGGAGCAAGTAAAGCAAATCGTATTAGATCACCGAAAAGAAAAGAAAGAATGCGTCGTAGAGGAATTCGTTCCTGGATTCGCTTTCAAAGAAGTTGATGGAGAATATTATGTAGAGGGATTCCTTTCTGATCCGACAGTTGATCTTGGAAAAGATATTGTAGAAGATCAGCAACGTCTTGTTGAACAGATAAATCACGGAGACGCTATTTCAGGAAAACTCTCTTTCCGGCATGATTGGCTAAAGCTAAAAGATCCTCACGGAGAAGCTAGTCCAACTCCATTCGGTTCGATGGTCGGGAAAGCCGAACTTAGAAAAAATCCACTGTCCGGAAACATGGCTGCATACGCAAAATTCAAACTCAACAAGAAATATCCGAATTTCGAAGATAAAAAATACGAAATCGAGCAAGGGCATGTTGGCGGGTTTTCTATCGAATATGATCCTCTTCCGGGCGGAACCGAAGATGTGATAATCGGAGGAGTAAAAGTCCGAAAGCTCAACAATTACCGATATCTTGGAACTGGTGTTGCTGCTCGTCCGATGCATCCAAACGCTGTAATTACAGGATTCTATGCTAAGGAATATGAGATGCTTGATGATTTCGCAGGAAAAGGAGATCCGACTCTTCCGCCCGGGCACTCGAATTTTGGCTCTTATGATCCAAATTCGTCAACTGCCGCAAAAATCTACGGAGAACTTGAACAATTTAAATTGGATCATGAAGCGCAATTCCACAAGCTTAAAATATCTTACCCAGATTACTCTGACAATCAAATCATGGCTATGGTAAAACGCAGTCATGAATTGGTAGAATCGTCAACAAAGCTGACGGCAGATGCTGCGCAGCGACAACACGGAGGGATGAGTATGTCGAAAGAGGAAGAGTTGCAAGCGCAGCTCGATGCTTCAGTGAAAGAACTCACCGAAACAAAAGCAAAACTTGCAAAGAAAGATGAGGAAGAGAAAGAAGAGAAGAAAATGACTAAAGAAGTCATAGAATCTCTCGCATCTCTGAAAGCACAATTCAAAGAGGCGCAAGCGCGTTCTGGTTCTGGATCTGTTCTTAATCCGGAAGGAGCTAATGGCGAAAGTGCCGGAATGAAGGAATCCGAAAAATTCGCTACAAAGATGGGCGAATTCAAGGAAATGCAATCCAAAGTGCATCTATCTGCACTTGACCTAGGAGCTCAAAATGGGAAGGAACTCTTCTCAAGAGCAGAGGAACTTGTCCGAATGAACGGCGGTATCTTCAAAATATAAGGTGAGCACATGACGTACAGTTCAAAAGCAACCGGAGTCCTCTTGTCTACATCGGACACGAGAGCAACGCTACAGGACATTTATGATCCGATCCTTCGCGATTCGCAGAACAATGCTGCAACGTTCTACAATATCTTGAGGCAGGAACCAAACATTGGTGACTACGCGAGATGGGTAATTCGTTCGGCAAGAAATTCCACAGTTGGGTCCGGAAGTGAATATCCTGACGTGAGCTCTGGAAGAGAAGAGCGTGTCAAAGTTGGCACACCCATAAAGAAAAACTATGGGTTCATCGAAGTCTCAGATTTCGAGATTCGCGCATACGAGTCTGCGGGGATTTTCCCAGAGTCTATCTTCACCCAGGAAGTGCAGTTAGGCGCAATGGATGTTCTCGCTGCAGGATTGAATTCTGTTACTGCAAAATCTGGTGTTGATTATCAACTTTTCAGAGACGGAACAGGCAACAACAGTTTGGACATGCTCGGGCTCTCCGCGTGGGTGGACGATGGCACAAACAACGGTGCAGTCGGTACAATCGCCGGAGTAACTCGATCGTCCGCAACAACCTATATGAATGCCGGGCTTATTAACACGACAACCGCGTCTATTTCTGACAGCGTTCTTCGTGCAATGGAAGCTCAAGCAATCATAAACGGCTCTAGGCTTGATCAGTTGATTTGGGTAACCACACCTGCTCTAAAGAATTCGATTCTCAACCTCATGACACCAGCACAGCGCTATGTCACAACTGAGGCCAAATTCGGATTCAGGCACATGACTGACCTTCCTGCATACGATGATATTCCTATTTATGTGGATCGTCACGCAGAATCCGGGAAAGTCTATTTGCTTGATATGAGCACAAACGCTATCCGCCAACTCCAACCGCTCCACTACGAGGACATGGCAAAAACTGCCACATCCCGCAAGGGCAAGCTCGCCATCTACGCCGAGATGGTTTGCTACAATCCGAACAAAAACTATGTGGCGACAAACAAGTCTTAGACTTGGGATGTGAGAAATATGCCAGACATAACTTCAACATGTGAAATTTGGTTCGGCGCCTCTCCAGAGGGCGGCGCCGTGCGCGGGTACATCGAAACCCCGGCAACTGCAGACAACGCAGACACAATCGTCGTGGACATATCTGCATACGGTGGACGCTTGAAAGGAATTACAGCGTACCGGCACTCCACAACTGATTCGATAATAGTCGCAGATGATGCTCCAACCACAGCAGTGGCGTCCGGAGTATTGACGATTACTATCGGAGGCTCGACCGCGAACAAAAAGAGAGTTTTCGAAGTGTTGGTGAAATAGATGGTCGGAACTTTCACAGCAACCTATGTGAAAAGTATTCCTATCTGCGCTGACACAGTCGAGATAGTATACACTTATGTGTGCGCGGGAGGCAGCACTGGAGGAGCAATTTCCTCTTCTGCCTACCTGAGCTATGTAGATGTTGCTCTCGCAAGTCACGCGGTATCTGCAAATGGTCTGCAGATACAGGAAAACTACAACGCTGGAACATCTAATGGTGACATCACCATTACTTGTACTGCCAACGAAACCGGAAGTATCCGGATTCTTGGTAGGCCCAGACGTGTCTAAACCCCTTTGTTTTTTTAAGCCAGGCTTCGCGGCTTTGTAGCGGGGCACCCCTATTGGTGTTTTTATGACATTGCCGGTTGCAGAATTCAAAGTATACACAGGCGCTTCGGGCGCAACTGAATCTCCTACGGGCGGTGCGACAAATATAAATCTAATGAACACTGATGCGTATGACACAACAGGTTCGATGTTTCAAACAAGTTTAATTCCTATTCCAGTCTCCGGAACAAGTTATTCTTACGAAAGAATATTTCGTTTGAAAGTAACGGGAATTTTCAATCTAATAGACAACATAAAAGTTTGGAAAAGCACTGGAGATCTTTCAGATTCGCATCTTGTTATTGCGGCAGCAGTTTCAACAACTGCGTCAACTCCAGTAAAAACCGCGAGTGCTATTGCAACAACAACTATTCCTGTAACCGAGGGGACTGCTCTGGACGCAACTCCATCCGGGGGAATAACTGCAAGTCCAGGCTATACAAAATATGTTTATCTTCAACTCCAGGTTCCCACAACTGTTACAGTTTTTGGGCAGGTCGGAGTGCACACGATTGCAGTTCAGTATGATATTACTTAGGGGATTGGATGATAGAAACGAAATTTAGAGCTATCCTTGATTGCGGGGCTACGTTTGAAACAGATACTCTCACTATTTTTAATATGCTTGTGAAAACAGGGATAAAAATAAATTATTATGTAGTGTCAAACAAGTTTTTTGAGATATATCTCTATCCGGATCATTATATTTACGATGGGAAAATGAGCCAGAAGTTTATTTGCTCAGAAAAATCTATCCCGCGTCTAATATTGAGATGTCTTGAAAAAGTGTCTATCGGGGTTTTAAATCCTCCTGCATCATCAGTATCACATTCATATGTTCTTGGGTGGAAATCCCCCGGTTCAAATGACGGTTATGAAGTAACCATCTCGGCGTAGATGGTATAAAGTTGGAGGGATAAACATGACAGCAACAGTAACGTTTTATGACTACACCGGTTCCGGTGCGACTACAGAAACGGAGTTTTATACAGGGCCGTTTACAAGTCTGATGAGTACGGATGCGCACGAAGCTGGAACAACTTATCAGTCTAATCCAATCACTGTTCCAGGTTCATCGAGCGCGTATTCATATGAGAGAATCATTCGCGCGAAATGGACTTCGACATACAACACTATCTCCGCAGTATTGTTTTGGAAGAGCGCGGGAACTCTTTCAGATGCAGCACTTATTATCAACGCGGGAACGAGCGCGTCAAAAGCAACTCCAGTAGTCACAGCATCATCAGTTGCAACTTCGGCTATCCCCACAACATCTGGAACTGCACTCTCTGTTTCAGTCTCCGGAGCAACTCCAAACACTGTCTCGGATTACATCTATCTCCAACTTGTTGTGCCGAGTACAGTTACAACTCCTGGAGATATCGGAACGCAAACCTGTACGCTCCAATACGACGAGCAGTAGAAGAAATCAAAAACACGGCGCAATACAATGCGCCTAATAAAACTCAATACAATGGGTGATTTGAATGGTAAATTATGAACTGACCTTTGCAGATGGATATAAAACAACGAGTATGACTCTTTGTGATTCTGTAAAAATGCTGCGTTCTGCAGAAATGTCATACAATATGCGCGAGATTCTTCTAAATTTTTCAAAACGTCTAAATGAAAAAAATCTAGAGATTGAACTTCCGAAACCCGAATCATTAGATCTCTGCGCGATGGACATGCAAGTTGATGGAAATTCTCTCATAAAAATTGATTTGAAAGCTGGGACCATCACTCGGGCTGATGGGCAAATTGTATGGGCAGATAAAAATAAAAATAACCGACGTTTTGTTCTATTTGAAAAAGTATATCGAGACATTCAACTTACTCAAGATAAGGCAACATCTGATCCGAAAAAGGTGCTCCGCTTCCCGGTAATTGGGATGCAATGGACTTCGCCACAAGATATGAAAAATCACAAAGTCTGCATTTTATTTGACAAGTATCTTAAAAACATCGAGCTTTTTGAAGATGAGGATCCTTATGTAGAACTTCTTCGAGGGAAAGATTCCGCCGGCGCGCTTCAAGTATATTATTCTTTATCCGCTAAGGAGGGGTATGAAGATGGACGGTAGAATAGCCGTTGGATCGGTTTTGCTTGCCGGAATAATAGTCGCGCTTATTTATGCGAATATACCAGATGGAGAGCACGCGAACCTCGTGGTGGAATCTGCAAAATTTGACAACATTATATGCTCTAAAAAAATATGTTTTTCAAATTCGGCAATTTACAATGATATTTATATTGAGGAAAACCAAACAAAAATGCGCCCTTGCTATCGTCTATTCATAGATAAAAATATTCCTACAAAAAAAATAGAAAAGGATATGCTAAGTTTTAGCGAGCAAACAAATATCACCAACATTACAAATTATCCGATTTCATATGAGCGCTTCAATTTTACGTCAACTTTTGATGAGAACGGAGAAGAAAACACAACAATCACTCAAGAATTTGTAAATATCACAATTCGGCCAGAGGCAAATATTTCTCAGGGAGAAAATCTTGTCTGCTTTGTGATGGGGTGGGATATCGATTCCTTTTGCTTTGAGTTTGACGGGGAGATTTTATGCTAAGAAAACTTTTCTTTCTCCTAATCATTGTTGGATTTTCACAGGCGATAAATGTAGATAATTGTGGCACTCTATCAACCGCGAATGGGGCGTATGCTCTCACAACAAGCCCTGCAATTAATTCCTCTACTTGTTTCACTGTTTCGGCGCAGAACATCACCTTGAACTGCGCAGGATACACAATAACCGGAAGCAATACCTCAAGCACCTACGGAGTCTATTCCTCCCAATTCAACACAACAATTCAAAACTGCAAAATAAACAGCTTCCAATACCAAATCTATTTCAACAAGGCAACAAACGGAACAATTCAAAACAATTCCATCACTGCAAACTATGCCGGCGGGCGAGGAATGTATATTCTTACCAGCAACTATACCAAGGTTTTCAACAACACGATAAACGCAAGCGGCAATCTTACCTATGCCTTCAATTTCCAAACATCTGCCAACTTCAATCTGTTTGCAAATAATACAATCTTTATTGAATCAAGTATTAACAATATAATCGGAATTTGGGTAGGCAACGGCTGTCTAAACAACACAATTCAAAACAACACTGTTTCGGGTGGGAATGGTACGTTGTTAGATTATCCAACAGTCGGTATCAATAATTTGTGCAATTATAATGTATTTGAAGGAAACAACATTACCTCGTCTGCCGCTTACCCCGTGTCAATCAGCACCAACACCGCGGCATATAACACTACCTTTGCAAACAACACAATCACTGCTATAGGTACCGGCATCTGTATTCCTGTTGTCGGCACCTCTGCAATTCTTTACAACAACACCATTAATGCAAATGGCACTGCGATAAACATCACTGCTCCAAACATAACAATTGATTGCGCCGGCGCAAGAATGTATGGCAACAATTCATCTTCAACTTACGGTGTATATTCAAACCAGACAAACACCACCGTGAAAAATTGCATAATAAATAATTATTCAACGGGCGTGTACTTTTCCGGCGGGACTTCCGGCTTAATTCAAAACAACACGATAAACAATACTCTTGCAGGCTCCGGAAGCAGTGGCATAAGAGCAGACACGAACAATGCCCGCATTTTATTCAATAATGTTTCTTCGGATTATTATACAATTAGAACTGCATCAGATTTTCTTGTAATTGCAAACAATACTGCAACTGCACTCACTTATGGTTCACTGGCACTTTCAGGTGGAAGTGCAAACGCCTTGGTTGAAAACAATACATTCACCACCAAGAATGTCATGATTGACTTATATATGGGAATCAACCACTTTGTCCAAAAAAACACGTTTATAGGAACTCGATCCGGCGGCACAGGTATTTATGTCCGTGGAGCCACGGTTCTTAATGGTGCGACAAATAACTCTTTCATAAACAACACGATTAACATGTCGCTTGGCACTGCATTTTACTTTGATTCAAATGCAACCAGCTCTTATGTCTATTACAATAACATAACTGGCACAATATGGTCTAACAGCTTAAATTCAACCAACTATTTCAACACAACCGGCGCCGGTAACATTTACTATTTTGCAAACGGCACTCCAAGCTGGAATGTGTTTAATATCACTACAACCGGAGTGAATTGGGCGGATGGAGGGGCAGATTGGCCATTCAATGCAACGACAGTCGGAGGAAACTGGTCGGGTTTGGGGCAGGATTGGCATCCTTGGTTGGTTCCGTATGTAGGGTTGGTGTGCGAATTTCAACCTCCAATAACTTCATTTGTGTTCCATCCGGAATTTGGAACCGGTGTTTCGGCGATGCTAGTTTATCCAGTAAATCAGACTTCTCCAAACGGAACGTATAGGTGCATAAATAATGGTTCTGGGCCCGGAACGTTTTCGGCAAGACTAAATGATACTCTTACAAATGTAAGTATGGTCGCCTCGTGCGATTATTTTTCAACTACAAAAATTGTCCTAGGAGCAACCGATCAGTCATTGTGTTCCGTTGCCGCGTGGCAACAGAAGAATATTTCTTTCTATAGAAATTACACCAATATATCGACTACAGAACACAAGAGCATAAAATTGCTTCTAAACATTAGTTGATAACATGCCAACCGCGAGGGAAGACGAAATAATAGACATCTGGTCTCGCCAGAGTGTCTTTACTGTTATTTCCCGCATAAAAATCTCTGAGAAGAAATCAGACTTTACTTTAAGTTCGAGGATAAAAAAAACTTCTCCGGAAACATTTACTTTGAATGGAAGAGTCAAAAAAATCAGCCTGCCAACTTTTACTTTTAGTTCAAGAGTGCTGGAGAATATAGATAAGACATTCACATCAAATTCAAGAGTAAAGATAATCGGGGAAATTCAGACATTCACATTCAAATCGATTATATCGATAAGATCTAAACCAGTGTTTACTCTCAAATCTAGGATAAAAAAAACTTCCCCGGAAACATTCGAATTTAATTCCAGAATAAAGAGTTTGGAAACGGCAGATTTTGAATTAAATGCCGACATAAAAAATACGGGGCAAACTACATTTGCACTCAAGTCCAGAATAAAAAAATTAATTCCGCTCACGTTCACTCTAAAATCAAGAGTTCGTATATCTCTCCAAAGTGATTTCACTTTCAATTCCACAGTGAATTATAAAATAAAAGCAACTTTTTCTCTCAACGGAAGAGTTCTGAAAACAAAATATTTGGCATATAATCTGAACGGAAGGGTTCACAAATCGGCATATGCCGTATTTACATTCAATGGAAAAATTAGCAACATCCGGATTAAAATTTTTACATTCAATGCGAGAATGCTTAGACATATTTCAAAAGGTTTTACTTTCAATGCGGCGATATCTACGCAGTATTCGCGTTTGACTGCTGGGTTGCACGGAGTAGAACAACTTAAAAGAATTGGCGCGAAGCTAAGTTCAGTAAGCACAACAAATAGAGCAATATCTTCGAGGTTGGTCTAATGTCTGCACAAAAAATTCTCATTCTTCTGTTTTTTGCATTACTTGCATTCGGGTGCACCAACCCCAATATAGAAGATTCCCAACCTATTATGCAAAAGATCCCAGGCTCTAACTACGGAACTGGAGGAGTTGAGTACACAATCTTGGACGGTGGAATAAATTACACAATTCATGTTTTCACTACGAACGGAACTTTGAATATAACCTCGCAGATAGAAAATGCATCTGTGTTAGTTATTGCAGGAGGAGGATCCGGAAGTGCTGGAGAATGTGCCGTTTCATCTTACGGAGGGGCGGGAGGAGCTGGAGGATATAGGTATTTTGAAAATTATACAATTCCAGAAGGAAATTACAGTGTTACTGTAGGTTTGGGAGGAGCAAGAGGCCCGACTATTCCGTGTGGCTATTATTCAAACAAAGGACAGAATTCTGTATTTTGGAACATCACATCGACAGGAGGCGGAGGAGGAGAATATCAATCTTGTGGGTGGAGTGGTTGTGCAGATGGTGGCTCTGGTGGTGGGCAGCAGGGAACTGGCCCGGCTCCATACACTCAACCTGGCGCCGGAACTCTCGGGCAGGGTTGGAACGGAGGTAATGGGAGTGCAGGTAATCAGGCAGGAGGAGGAGGAGGCGCTGGAGGGAACGGTTCAACATGCACTAGAGGAAATGGAATAAACAATTCCATAAACGGAAGTGTGGTTCTTTACGCGCAAGGTGGCTATGGTTGCAACGGAGGAGTTGTTGACGGAATAAACGGAACCGGAGGAGGAGGAGGACAGGGGTCTGGTTCAATTTGGGAAGGAGGGGCGGGAGGGTCGGGTATAGTTATCGTAAGGTATGTGACAACACCATCTACCCATCCAAGTTTAAATTGTACTTTCTCATCAAATGTAACTAAGATATCTTTCAAACCATTTTTCGGAGTAAATAATACCGCGTCATTAGTTTATCCGGTAAATCAGACGGACCCGGGAGGAGTTTTGACATGCACAAATAACGGTACCGCATCTGGCACTGTTCAGGCGAAACTTAATGACACCTATGATTTTGTAGATGAAGTTGCTTCGTGCGATTATTTTTCAACACAAGCAGTGCTTCTGAATTCATCTTTGAAAGATATCTGTTCAATCACTGTAAATTCAACAAAAAATATTTCATTATATAGAAATTACACAAATAAAACCGGAATGGTTGTGAAAAATGTGGCGGTAAATATTTCAGTTAGGTGAAGTTAAATGCCTTCGTCGTACGAATACCCACAGGAAGATGTCTTAACATCTCAGTCAGTATTCACCCTAAATTCCCGCATAAAAATCTCCGAGAAGAAATCAGACTTTACTTTAAGTTCGAGGATAAAAATATCAACTCCGTCAGATTTCACATTCAGCGCGAGAATTCTTAAAACAAAAATTCCAACGTTTACTCTAAAGTCAAGAATAAAAAATACCGGCTCGTCAGATTTTACACTCGTTGGCAGAACAAAAATAGTGTTTGCGCCTACTTTTACTCTGGACGGAAGAGTATTAAGACATACACAGAGTGCGTTTAGTCTAAATTCGTCTGTAAAAGGTACAGTCTCGCTCAATTTTACATTCAAATCAAGAATAAAAATAGAATTCTCTTCTGACTTTACGGCAAACTCTAGGATAAAAATTGCGGCTAAAGAAGAAGTTCTTACTTTCAATTCAAGAATAAAAACTGATGCAAAAACAATAACGTTTACATTCAAATCAAGAATAAAAATAGAATTCTCTTCTGACTTTACGGCAAACTCTAGGATAAAAATTGCGGCTAAAGAAGAAGTTCTTACTTTCAATTCAAGAATAAAAACTGATGCAAAAACAA